ATGATCCTGACCACATCCGAGGAGGAGGGCTCGCCGCTGGAAGAGGAAATCGCCAGCATCGCGAAACAGTTGCGCGAGGCACGGCACGACCTGGAGAACCTGCAGATCTGCCTCCGGGCGGGGGACCCCGGCCCCGAGGCGCAGGGAAGCAAGACCATCGGTTCCATCAGGCAATGGATCCGGCTGGCCATCGAAGCGGAGATGTTGCTTGCGACAAGAAGACGGAATCGCTCGGGCATCGCGAAAGGAGATTTCGCGCTCGACCTCGACGCCGCACGCAGTGAGATCGGCGATCGACTGGATCGCCTGCGGGAGTCCCACGCTCAGGAAGACCTTTCTGGATGAGCTGAGCGACGGAGAGTTGCTGGCCTTGCCCTACCTGTTCGAGGTCTGGGCGCTGGACCACCAGGTGCCGCCCGAGGGCGACTGGCATGCCTGGGTGGTGCTGGGCGGGCGGGGCGCGGGCAAGACCCGCGCCGGCGCCGAATGGGTGCGCGCGCAGGTGGAGGGCGCGCGCCCCTTCGACGAGGGCCGGGCCCGTCATGTCGCGCTGGTGGGCGAGACCTTCGACCAGGCGCGCGACGTGATGGTGTTCGGCGAAAGCGGGATCCTGGCCTGTTCACCTCCCGACCGGCGCCCCGACTGGGAGGCCAGCCGGCGGCGGCTGATCTGGCCGAACGGCGCGGTGGCGCAGGTGTTCTCGGCCCATGACCCCGAAGGTCTGCGCGGGCCGCAATTCGATGCGGCCTGGTCGGACGAGCTGGCCAAGTGGCCGCGCGGGCAGGAGGCGTGGGACATGCTGCAATTCTCGGTTCGTCTGGGCGAACGGCCCCGGCACTGCGTGACCACGACGCCGCGCAACGTGGAAGTGCTCAAGCGGCTTCTGGGCACCTCCTCCACGGTCGTCACCCAGGCGCCGACAGAGGCCAACCGCGCCAATCTCGCGCGGAGTTTCCTGGCGGAGGTCCGGGCGCGCTATGCGGGAACGCGGCTTGGCCGGCAGGAATTGGACGGCGAATTGCTGGAAGATGCCGAAGGTGCGCTCTGGACCTCGGCGATGCTGGCCGATCTCCAGATCGACACGCCACCCGAGCTTGACCGGATCGTCGTGGCGCTGGATCCGGCCGCCTCCGGTCATGCGGGATCGGACGAATGCGGGATCATCGTGTGCGGCGCGTCCACCGCGGGGGCTGTCACCGACTGGCGGGCGGTTGTGCTGGAGGACGCGAGTGTCGCCGCCGCCAGCCCGTCGGCCTGGGCCGAGGCGGCGATCGCGGCGATGGAGCGCTGGGGCGCCGAGCGCCTGGTGGCCGAGGTGAACCAGGGCGGCGCGATGGTGGAAAGCGTGCTCCGGCAGGTGGATCCGCTGGTGCCGTTCCGCGCGGTCCATGCCTCGCGGGGCAAGGTGGCCCGGGCGGAGCCGGTGGCCGCGCTTTACGAACAGGGGCGGGTGCGGCATCTGCGGGGGCTGGCACGGCTGGAGGACCAGATGTGCCGGATGACCGCGCGCGGATATGTGGGGCACGGCAGCCCCGACCGGGTGGATGCGCTGGTCTGGGCCCTGCACGAATTGATGATCCAGCCCGCGGCGGGCTGGCGCCGGCCGCAGATGCGCGCGCTTTGAGGTGTTGCGCGATGGGTGCGGGCAGCGCGCGCCCTGGTTTCGCCGGTTTAATCTCCCGGCTCTAGGACTTCTCCCCGACGGCGCGCCCGGCCCAGTTCGGCCCGGCGCGCAGCAGGACCGAGCGAGGAGCACCCAGACATGGTCTTTCAAGCCTTCCGGCGCCGCGAGGTGGAATTGCCCGAGCAGAAGGCCAGCGCGGCAGGCCCGGTGATGGCCTGGGCCGGCGGTGGCAGGGTCGCGTGGAGCCCGCGCGACACGGCCACGCTGACGCGCAACGGTTTCGCGGGCAACCCGGTGGGGTTCCGCTCGGTCAAGCTGATCGCCGAGGCTGCTGCCGCGTTGCCGCTGGTGTTGCAGGATTCGCTGCGCCGCTACGAGCAGCACCCGCTGCTGTCGCTGATCCGCCGGCCGAACCCGGCCCAGGGGCGGGCGGAACTGTTCGAGGCGCTGTATGGCCAGCTTCTGTTGACCGGCAATGGCTACCTGGAGGCGGTGGCGGGCGAGACCGGGCTGCCGCTGGAGCTGCACGTGCTGCGCTCCGACCGGATGGCGCTGGTGCCCGGCGCCGATGGCTGGCCGGTGGCCTACGAATATACGGTGGGCGCGCGGCGGCATCGGTTCGACTGCACACAGGCGCCCGGCCCGATCTGCCACGTCAAGAGCTTTCACCCGCAGGACGACCATTACGGGCTGTCGCCGCTTCAGGCCGCGGCGATGGCGGTGGACGTGCACAACTCGGCCTCGCGCTGGTCCAAGGCGCTTCTGGACAACGCGGCGCGCCCTTCTGGCGCGATCGTCTATCGCGGCACGGACGGGCAGGGCGGATTGTCCCCGGACCAGTATGACCGCCTGGTGGCGGAGATGGAAAGCTATCACCAGGGCGCGCGCAATGCCGGGCGGCCTATGCTTCTGGAGGGCGGGCTGGACTGGAAGCCGATGGGCTTCAGCCCATCCGACATGGAATTCCAGAAGACCAAGGAGGCGGCGGCGCGCGAGATCGCGCTGGCCTTCGGGGTGCCGCCGATGCTGCTGGGGATTCCGGGCGACGCGACCTATGCCAACTACCAGGAAGCCAACCGCGCCTTCTATCGGCTGACGGTGCTGCCGCTGGCCACGCGGGTCACGGCCGCGGTGTCCGAATGGCTGTCGGCGCATGGCGGCGAGAGCCTGGAGCTGCGCCCCGATCTCGACCAGGTGCCCGCGCTTTCGGCCGAGCGCGATGCGCAGTGGCGCCGGGTGAGCGAGGCGGATTTCCTGACCGATGCGGAGAAGCGCGCGCTGTTGGGCCTGCCGGCAGTGCCGGTGGAGCAATCCGATGGTTGAGCGCCCGCGCGGAGAGCGGATTCCGCTGGAGCCCTTCGACTGCGCCCCGGCGCTGCGGCTGGAAAGCCATGAGCAGATGGTGCGGCTTCAGTTCCAGATGGTCGAGCGGCGGCTGCACAAGATCGAGGAGATGATCGAGCGGCTGGAACGCCGGCTGTGGCTCACGGTCTATGGCGTGGTCGGCATGATCCTCGCCCAGGCACTGCAACGGATACTGGAAACCGCCCCCTGAGCGGCCCGGAGGAGAGACGATGATGCAACAGGACCATCCCGGCCTCGAACACAAGTTCAGCCCGTTCGGAGAGGCGCTCGCCGTCACCGACGGCCTGCGCATCGAGGGCTATGCCAGCCTGTTCGGCCAGGCCGACCAGGGCGGCGACGTGGTGGCCCCCGGGGCCTATGCGGCTTCGCTGCGGCAGCTGCGCGCCGCCGGGCGCCGGGTCAAGATGCTGTGGCAGCACGATCCGGCGCAGCCCATCGGCGTCTGGGACGAGGTGATGGAGGATGCCCGCGGGCTGCGCGTGGCGGGCCGGCTGCTGGACGGCGTGGAGCGGGCGCGCGAGGCGGCCGCGCTCATCGAGGCGGGTGCGATCGAGGGGCTGTCCATCGGCTACCGCACGAAGCGGGCCGGCCGCACGCCCGAGGGCGGGCGCCTGCTGGTCGAACTGGAGCTTTGGGAAGTGTCGGTGGTGACCTTCCCGATGCTGCCCGCCGCGCGGGTCGCCTCGAAGGCCGGAGACGGGCCGGAACGCGGCGCCAACTGGCGTGAGATGGCGCAGGCGGTCGAGGCCGCGCGCAGGGCGCTGGCCGGGTGATCGGCCGCAACATCCAGAAGGGGACGACATGACCGACGAGACGGCAGACAGGCTCCGCCCCGAGGCGGAGTTGAAGAAAGCGCTTGCGGGGTTCGCAAGCGATATCAGGGAATTCCATCAGGGAATTCAGGCAAGGCTTCAACAGCAGGAAGAGCGACTCACCATGCTTGATCGGAAATCTCACGCATTGGCCCGGCCGGCGCTGGCCGCTGGTGCCGAGCCCGGCGCCCCGCATCGCAAGGCGTTCGGCGCCTACCTTCGCAGCGGCGACGACGACGCGCTGCGCGGGGTCGAGCTGGAGGGCAAGGCGATGTCCACCGCCATCGCCGCCGATGGGGGCTATCTTGTCGACCCGCAGACCGCCGAGACCATCGCCTCCGTGCTTCGTTCGACCGCCTCGATCCGGCAGGTGGCGAACGTGGTGAACGTGGAGGCGACCTCGTTCGACGTGCTGATCGACACGACCGAACTGGGCGCGGGCTGGTCGAGCGAGACCGGCGCACAGGCCGAGACCGCGACCCCCTCGATCGAGCGTATCACGATCCCGCTGCACGAGCTGAGCGCCCTGCCCAAGGCCAGCCAGCGCCTGCTGGACGATGCGGCCTTCGACATGGAGGGCTGGCTTGCGGGACGCATCGCAGACCGGTTCGCGCGGGCCGAGGCCGCGGCCTTCGTCTCGGGTGACGGGGCGGACAAGCCCACGGGCTTTCTGACGCATCCGGCGGTGGACAACGACATCTGGACCTGGGGCAACCTGGGCTATGTGCCCAGCGGTGCGGCCGGCGATTTCGCGGGCGCGGATGCAATCGTGGACCTGGTCTATGCGCTGGGTGCCCAGTACCGCGCCAACGCGAGTTTCGTGATGAACTCCAAGACCGCGGGTGCGGTGCGCAAGCTCAAGGACAATGATGGCCGTTTCCTGTGGTCCGACGGGCTGGCGGCGGGCGAGCCCGCGCGGCTGATGGGCTACCCGGTGCTGATCGCCGAGGACATGCCCGATATCGCCGCCGGTGCCGATGCCATCGCCTTCGGCGATTTCCGCGCCGGCTATACCATCGCCGAACGGCCGGACCTGCGCGTGCTGCGCGATCCGTTCAGCGCCAAGCCGCATGTGCTGTTCTACGCCACCAAGCGCGTGGGCGGCGATGTGAGCGATTTCGCCGCGATCAAGCTGCTGCGCTTCGCGGCGTCCTGATCCCAGCCATGACGGGAGGGCGCGTCGCCGCCCTCCCGTGCGGGCCAGGCGTCCGCGACCACGATCCCGCCCGGGAGGCCCGGAGATGTCGGAGACCTTTTGCATGATGCTCAACGAAGAAGATCCGGTGCCCCAGGCGGCCCTGCCGGTGGACGCGTTCAAGGCGCATCTGCGGCTTGGCACCGGGTTCGCCGGGGACATGGTTCAGGACGAGGTTCTGGAAAGCTTCCTGCGCGCGGCCATCGCGGCGATCGAGGCCCGCACGGGAAAGATCCTTCTCGCGCGCGGTTTCGTCTACCGTCTGGTCGCGTGGCGCAACCCCGAGGCGCAGCCGCTTCCCGTGGCGCCGGTGACGGCGGTCACCCGCGTCAGCCTTCTGGCGGAGGACGGACACGAGACCGTGCTTCCGGCGGAAGGGTTCCGCCTGTTGCAGGACAGCCAGCGTCCGCGCTTGCTGCCGGCGGGCACGCTCTTGCCGGACATTCCCCGGCGCGGCGCCGTGGAGATCGCCTTCGAGGCCGGGTTCGCGCCCGACTGGGAGGGCTTGCCGCCGGACCTGGCCCATGCGGTGCTGATGCTGGCGGCCCACTACTACGAATACCGGCACGAGACCTCGCTGGGCGGCGGCTGCATGCCGTTCGGCGTCACCAGCCTGATCGAGCGCTACCGCAACCTGCGCCTGATGCCGTGGGCGCGGGCATGAGCGCGCCGCGGCTCAACCGGCGCATGGTGCTGGAGGCGCGAGGCGAGGTGCCCGACGGGGCGGGCGGGCTGCTGCCCGGCTGGACCGTGCTGGGCACGCTCTGGGTCGAGCTGGCCCCGCGCGCCGGCCGCGAGGCCGAGGGCGCTGCCGGCGCGCTGTCGCGCATGGGCTGGAAGATCACCGCGCGCGGAGCGCCCCCCGGCAGCGCGGCGCGGCCCGAACCGGGCCAGCGCCTGCGCGAGGGGGCGCGCGCCTTCCGGATCCTTGCAGTGGCCGAGCGCGATGCCGATGGCCGCTACCTGACCTGCTTCGCCGAGGAGGAGACCACCGCATGAGCTATGCCCTCGCCCCCGCGCTGCAACAGGTGCTGTTCGGGCTGCTGTCGCAGGATGCGGCGTTGGCCGCGCTGACCGCGGGCCATGTCTACGACGCCGCCCCGCCGGGCCCGGTGCCGCCGCTTTACGTGGCGCTGGGCGAGGAACGCGCGCGCGACCGCTCGGACAAGACCGGCACGGGCGCCGAGCACGATTTCGGCGTGACCGTGGTGTCGGAGGCCGCGGGCTTCCAGGCGGCCAAGCAGGCCGCCGCGGCGATCTGCGACGCGCTGGAGGGGGCCGCGCCCGCGCTGCCGCGCGGGCGGGTCGTGGCGCTGAGCTTTCTTCGGGCGCGGGCAAGACGCGATGGCGTGCTCCGCCGCATCGACCTGACCTTCCGCGCCCGCGTGGAAGACGACTGAAACCCGCAGAACGGAGACGATCATGGGTGCCCAGAACGGCAAGGATCTTCTGATCAAGGTGGACCTGACCGGCGACGGCCAGTTCCAGACCATCGCGGGGCTGCGCGCCACGCGGGTAAGCTTCAACGCCGAGCAGGTGGATGTCACCAGCCTGGAGTCCCAGGGCGGCTGGCGCGAATTGCTGGGGGGCGCGGGGGTGCGCTCTGCCGCGATCACCGGCTCGGGCGTGTTCCGCGATGCGGCCACGGACGAGCGCGCGCGGCAGATCTTCTTCGATGGCCAGACCCCGGGCTTCCAGGTGGTGATCCCGGATTTCGGCATCGTCGAAGGGCCGTTCCAGGTGACCGGGCTGGAATATGCCGGCAGCCATGACGGCGAGGCCACCTACGAGATGAGCCTGGCCTCGGCCGGCGCGCTGGCCTTCACGGCGCTGTGATGGCCAATCCCTGGCGCGGTGAGCTGCGGCTGGTGATCGACGGGAAGGCGCATGTGCTGCGCCTGACCCTCGGTGCGCTGGCCGAGCTGGAGGAGACGCTGGAGACCGGCGCGCTGGTGGACCTGGCCGCGCGGTTCGAAGCGGGGCGGTATTCCTCGCGCGACGTGCTGGCCCTTCTGGTGGCGGGGCTGCGCGGGGGCGGCTGGCGCGGATCGGCGGCGGACCTTCTGTCCGCCGAGATTGAGGGCGGACCGCTGGGCGCGGCGCGCGCGGCGGCGGAATTGCTGGCGCGCGCCTTCACCACACCGGGCGCGCCGCGATGAGCCGCTTCGACTGGCCCGGGCTGATGCGCGCGGGGATCGGCGGGCTGGGCCTGTCGCCCGAGACGTTCTGGGCGCTGACCCCGGCCGAGCTGCGCCTGCTTCTGGGCGAGGGCGGGCCCGCGCCGATGGGCCGGGCGCGGCTGGATGCGCTGCTGGACTCCTTCCCGGATTCCGGCGGCCGCAAGGGAAAGGACGCGGAATGACCGATACGGACGGGTTGGACAGCCTCGACGACCAGGTGGCGGCGCTGGAGACAAGCCTCGGCGCGGCGGCGGGCATGGCGGCGGGCTTCGATGCGGAACTCAGGCGCATCCACGAGACCTTCGCCGCCACCGGCCAGGGCGCCGAGCGGTTCGAGCGCTCGCTCAGCCGCGGGCTGTCGCGGGCGATCGACGGGGCGGTGTTCGACGGCATGAAACTGTCGGACGCGCTGCGCGAGGTGGGCGAGACGCTGGTGAACACGGCCTATCGCGCGGCGGTCAAGCCGGTCACGGATCACGTGGCCGGGCTGATCACCGGCGGGATCGGCGGGCTCTTCGGCGAGCTGTCGCCCTTCGCCAAGGGCGGCGCGTTCACCCAGGGCCGGGTGATGCCCTTCGCCAATGGTGGGGTGGTGGGGCAGGCCACGGCCTTTCCCCTGCGCCGGGGCATGGGGCTGATGGGCGAGGCGGGGCCGGAGGCGATCCTGCCTTTGGCGCGCGGTGCCGATGGCAGCCTGGGGGTGCGCGCGCAGGGCGGCGGGGCGCCGGTGACGGTGGTGATGAACGTCTCCACCCCCGATGCCGAGAGTTTCCGCCGCTCGCAAAGCCAGATCGCCGCCGCCATGGGCCGGGCGATCGGCCGCGGCGGGCGCAACCGCTGAAAGGGAGGGGGCGATGAGCTTTCACGACGTGAGATTTCCCGCCAACCTGAGCTTCGGCTCCGTGGGCGGGCCGGAGCGGCGCACCGATATCGTGACGCTGGCCAACGGCTTCGAGGAGCGCAACACGCCCTGGGCGGAGTCGCGCCGGCGCTACGATGCGGGGCTCGGGCTGCGCTCGCTCGACGACGTGGAGACGCTGATCGCCTTCTTCGAGGCCCGGCGCGGGCAGTTGCACGGCTTTCGCTGGAAGGACTGGGCCGACTACAAGTCGTCCCGCGCCAGCCGCGAGGTGGCGCCCGACGACCAGGTGATCGGCCGGGGCGACGGCGCGACGCGGATCTGGCAGCTGGTCAAGCGCTACACCTCCGGTGGCGAGGTCTATGTGCGGCCCGTCGTCAAGCCGGTCGCGGGCACGGTGCGCGTGGCGGTGCAGGGCGATCCGCGCCAGGAGGGCGTGGATTTCGAGCTGGATACGGCCACCGGCCTCGTCACCTTCACCGATGCGATCGCGCCGGGCATGGAAATCACCGCCGGGTTCGAGTTCGACGTGCCGGTGCGGTTCGATACCGACCGGATCCAGGTGAGCGTGGCCAGCTTCCGCGCGGGCGACGTGCCCAGCGTTCCGGTGGTGGAGCTGCGGGTCTGATGGCGATGGATGCGGATCTGCGCGCCCACCTCGCCACGGGCTGCACCACGCTGGCGCGCTGCTGGGCGCTGGCGCGGGCCGACGGCACGGTGATGGGCTTTACCGACCATGACCGGCCGCTGGCCTTCGAGGGGATCGAGTTTCGCCCCGAGACCGGGCTTTCGGCCTTCGCGCTGGAGCAGAATACCGGCCTTGCGGTCGACAATACCGAGGCGTTGGGCGCGCTGTCGGATGCGGCGATCTCGGAGGCGGATATCGCGGCCGGCCGCTATGACGGGGCCGAGATCCGGGCCTGGGTGGTCAACTGGGCCGATCCGGCGCAGCGCCACCTGCAATTCCGCGGCACGATCGGGGCGCTTGCGCGGGTCGAGGGCGCGTTCCGGGCCGAGATCCGGGGGCTGGCCGAGGCGCTGAACCGTCCGGGCGGGCGGGTCTTTCAGCGCGGCTGCGCTGCGGTGCTGGGCGATGCGCAGTGCCGGTTCGACCTGTCCACGCCGGGCTATGTCCACGAGGGGCCGGTGACGGCGGTGGAGGGCGCGCGGGTGTTCCGCCTGCCCGCGTTGCCGGGATTCGAGCCGGGCTGGTTCGGGCGTGGCCGGCTGATCGTGCGGGACGGCGCAGCGGCGGGCCTTTCGGGCCATATCAAGCGCGACCTGGCGGAACCGGGCGCCCGGGTGGTCGAGCTGTGGCAGCCGCTGGGGGCTGAGGTGGGCCCGGGCAGCGTGCTGCGGCTGGAGGTGGGTTGCGACAAGCGGCTGGAGACCTGCCGGCTGAAATTCGCCAATATCCTGAATTTCCGGGGCTTTCCCGATCTGCCGGAGGAGGACTGGATCACCGTCCTGCCCGGGCAATCGGCCGAGCCTGGCGGCGGGAGCCGGCGCTGAGATGGCGGCGCCCGACCGGATCGTTTCCGCCGCACGCGGCTGGATCGGCACGCCCTATCGCCACCAGGCCAGCCTGCGCGGCGCGGGCGCCGATTGCCTGGGCCTGTTGCGCGGGGTCTGGCGCGAGGTGATCGGGCCCGAGCCCGAGCATGTGCCCGCCTATACCCCCGACTGGTCCGAGCCGCAGGGCGAGGAACGGCTGTGGCAGGCGGCGCTGCGCCACCTGGTGCCGCTGCCCCTGCCGGGCGCGGCCGATGATCCGGCGCCCGGCGAGGTGCTGCTGTTCCGGATGCGCGCGGGTTCCGTGGCCAAGCATCTGGGCCTTGCCGCCCGGCGCGACGGGCAGGCCAGTTTCATCCACGCCTATTCCGGCCATGGCGTCGTCGAAAGCCCGCTGAGCCGGCCCTGGCGCAGGCGCATCGCGGCACGTTTCGCATTTCCCGAAAGGACCGAGTGATGGCGACCATCCTTCTTTCCGCCGCCGGCGCGGCGCTGGGCAGCTCGCTGGGCGGCACGGTGCTGGGCCTGTCGATGACGGCGGTGGGCCGCTTCGCCGGGGCCACGCTGGGCCGGGCGATCGACGCGCGGCTTTTGGGGCAGGGGGCCGAGCCGGTGGAGACCGGGCGGGTGGATCGGTTCCGCCTGACGGGGGCCGGCGAGGGCGCGCCGGTCGCGCAGGTCTATGGCCGCATGCGCAGCGGCGGGCATGTGATCTGGGCCAGCCGCTTCACCGAGGTGGTGCAGGACCAGGGCGGCGGCGGCAAGGGCGCGCCCGCCCAACCGCGCACGCGGCAGTATTCCTACCGCGTCAGCCTGGCCATTGCGCTGTGCGAGGGGGTGATCTCGGGCGTGGGGCGGATCTGGGCCGACGGGGCCGAGATCGCCCCGCGCGAGTTGAACATGCGCGTCTATACCGGCGTCGAGGACCAGCTTCCCGACCCGGCGATCGAGGCGGTGGAGGGCGCGGGCCTCGTGCCCGCCTATCGCGGCACCGCCTATGTGGTGCTGGAGGATCTGGATCTGGGCCGCTTCGGCAACCGCATCCCGCAATTCAGCTTTGAGGTGATCCGCCCCGACAAGGCGGACAGGCCGGGCGCCGAGGACGATCTTGCCCGCGGCGTGCAGGGCGTGGCGCTGATCCCCGGAACGGGCGAATACACGCTGGCCACCACGCCGGTGACGCTGGACAAGGGCGCGGGCCGGGTGGCGCTGGCAAATGTCAATTCGCCCTCGGGCGAGGCCGATCTCGTCACCTCGCTCGACCAGCTGGAGCGCGAACTGCCCGCCTGCCGCGCCGTCTCGCTGGTGGTCAGCTGGTTCGGCGACGATCTGCGCTGCGGCGCCTGCCAGCTCCGCCCAAAGGTGGAACAGCCCCTGACCGACGGGCGCGAGATGCCCTGGTCGGTGGCGGGGCTGGGCCGGGCGCAGGCGGGGCTGGTGCCGGTGCGGGACGGGCGGCCCGTCTATGGCGGCACCCCCGCCGACGCGGCGGTGGTGCAGGCGATCCGCCACATGGCCGATCGCGGCCAGGCGGTGATGTTCTACCCCTTCATCCTGATGGAGCAGATGCCCGGCAATGGCCTGCCCGACCCGTGGTCGGAGGCCGAGGACCAGCCCGCGCTGCCCTGGCGCGGCCGCATCACCCTGTCGGAGGCGCCGGGGCGCGAGGGCTCTCCCGACGGCACGGCGCAGGCCGAGGCGCAGGTGGCGGCGTTTTTCGGCGCGGCGCGGGCCTCCGACTATTCCGTGGGCGACGGGGTGGTCGGCTATTCCGGCCCGCCGGACTGGGGCTTCAACCGCTTCATCCTGCATTACGCCGCGCTTTGCGCCGCCGCGGGCGGGGTGGCGGCGTTCTGCATCGGGTCCGAGATGCGCGGGCTGACCCAGATCCGGGGGCCGGGCGGCAGCTTTCCGGCGGTGGCGGCGCTGCGGGCGTTGGCGGCCGAGGTGCGCGCCCTGCTGGGGGCCGGCGTGAAGATCGGCTATGCCGCCGACTGGTCGGAATATTCCGGCTACCAGCCGCCCGACGCGCCGGGCGACAAGCTGTTCCACCTTGACCCGCTCTGGGCCGATGACGCGATCGATTTCATCGGGATCGACAATTACATGCCGCTCTCGGACTGGCGCGACGGAGAGGACCATCTCGACGCGAGCGCCGGCGCGATCCACGATCTCGACTATCTCGCCGGCAACGTGGCGGGGGGCGAGCTTTACGACTGGTACTACCATTCCGAGGAGGCGCGCGCCGCGCAGATCCGCACGCCGATCACCGATGGCGCGCATGGCGAGCCGTGGGTCTGGCGGCTCAAGGACATCCGCGGCTGGTGGGAAAATGCCCATCACGACCGGATCGGCGGGGTGCGGCAGGAAAGCCCGACGCCCTGGCTGCCGCGCTCGAAACCCGTGTGGTTCACCGAGATCGGCTGCGCCGCGGTGGACAAGGGCACCAACCAGCCCAACAAGTTCGTGGACCCGAAAAGCTCCGAATCCGCGCTGCCGCGGTTTTCCGACGGGCGGCGGGACGACGCGATCCAGGTGCAATACCTGCGCGCCATGTATCGCCACTGGGGCGATCCGGCCAACAATCCGGTGTCGGACGAATATGGCGGGCCGATGGTGGACATGGCGCGCTGTTTCGTCTGGGCCTGGGACGCGCGGCCCTACCCGTGGTTCCCCAACGACCGCGCGCTGTGGTCGGACGGGGCCAACCATGCGCGCGGGCACTGGATCACCGGTCGCGCGGGCGGGCGCAGCCTGTCCTCGGTGGTGGGCGAGATCTGCGATCGCGCGGGCCTGATGGCCCATGACGCGGGCGCGCTGCATGGCCATGTGCCGGGCTACCTCGTGCCGGAGGACGGCTCCGCCCGCGCCGCGTTGCAACCGCTGCTTCTGGCCTACGGCTTCGATGCGGTGGAGCGCGAGGGGCTGTTGCGCTTCGTGCCGCGCGATGGCTTGCAGGCCCTGCCGGTGGAGGCCGGCCGGCTCGCGCTCAGCCCCGAGATGGAGGGGCTGACCGAGGCCACCCGCCTGTCCGAGGCCGAGCAGGCCGGCCGGGTCCGGCTGCGCTTCGTCGAGGCGGGGGGCAATTTCGACATGGCCGCCGAAGAGGCGATCCTGCCCGGTGAGGTCTCGCGCGCCGCTGCCGAGACCGAGATCGCGCTGGCCATGAGCCGCGCGCAAGGCCGGATCACCGCCGAGCGCTGGCTGGCCGAGGCGCGCGTGGCGCGCGAGACGCTGCGCCTTGCGCTGCCACCTTCGCGGATGGACCTTGGCCCGGGCGACGTGATCGCCCTGCAGGGCGCGCGCTGGCGGATCGACCGGATGGAGCTGGGCGCCTTCCAGCAGGTCGAGGCGGTGCGGATCGAACCCTCGGTCTACCTGCCCGCCGATTTCGGCGAAGAGGCCGCGCGGCTCCGCGCCTTCGTGCCCGCCGTGCCGGTCACGCCGCTGTTTCTCGACCTGCCGCTGATGACCGGGGACGAGGCGCCCCACGCGCCGCACCTGGCGGTGACAGCCCAGCCCTGGCCCGGCGCCGTGGCGATCTACGACGCGCCGGCGGACGAGGGCTATGCGCTCAACCGCCTGATCGCAGCGCGCGCCACGGTGGGGGTGACCGAAAGCGCGTTGTTCGCCGCCCGGCCCGGGCTGGTGGACCTGGGCGCACCATTGCAGGTGCGGCTGACCTCGGGCGCGCTGGCGGGCGTCTCGCAGGCGGCGTTCCTTGGCGGGGCGAACCTGGTGGCGATCGGGGATGGCGGCGCCTCGGGCTGGGAGCTGTTCCAGTTCCGTGATGTGCAGATGCTGGCGCCCGAGCGCTGGCTGCTGTCGCACCGGCTGCGCGGGCAGGCGGGCAGCGACGGGATCATGCCGCCGGTCTGGCCCGCCGGGTCCTGGGTGGTGCTGATGGATGCCGCGCCGGCCCAGATCGCGTTGGCGCCGGCGGCGCGGGGGATCGCGCGGCACTACCGGATCGGTCCCGCGCGCCGGGCGCCGGACGATCCCAGCTATACGCATCTGGTGGCGGCCTTCGCGGGCGAGGGGCTGCGGCCCTACCGCCCGGCGCATCTGCGGGCCGAGGCCATGGGCGGGGACCTGTCGCTGGGCTGGGTGCGCCGCACCCGGATCGACGGGGATCCGTGGAATGCGCCCGAAGTGCCGCTGGGCGAGGAGGCCGAGTCCTACCTGCTGCGCGTGGTGCAGGGGGCCGCGGTGCTCCGGGAGGAAACGGTCGCGGCGCCGGCCTGGGTCTATACCGCGGCGGCGCGGGCGGCCGATGGCGTGAGCCCGCCTTACGAGATCCGCGTGGCGCAGGTCTCGGCGGCCTATGGTCCGGGGCCCTTCGCGCGGCTGGTGGTGCCGACCTGA